GGCACGCAATGAACCATGTCGAGCAACTAATCCAGCGAATCATCGATCAACTTACTACAGAACGAAACGAGGCACGGCGTGAGGCTTATCGCCAATGGCTAATGCGACAATGTCTTTCCGATCATAAATCTGACATGCTTGGTGAATCTCAAAAACCTTCTGCGCTCTATGTCGCTGAGTTTGGAAAAAAGCCTTGGGACGAATCAGAAGACTGCCCGTATAAGTTGTCGTCTTTTAGAACGGAGGACAAATGAACGCCGCGTAAACCTACGCAGTTCTGAGATGGTTAGTACAGAACCCACAGCCACGTTGTTAAAGAAATAAAACAAATCCAACCGAAGTGATAAGCCGTCATATACCATTTGTGAATGCGGAAGGAATCCCAGCAATTGATACGAATCGCACTACTTAGAATTGAAACAGAGCTGCGCGATAGTCGCACTGACTGGGTAGTCACAAAGAATTCATCTAGTGGACTCTGGGAAGCGATTCCACGGGAAGAAATGCACGATTTTCATAGCTGGACTATGTGCTGTGGAAATAAAAAAGCAGCAGAGCGTAGATTATCCGCACTCAATAATTCAAACTCGATCACAGTCACGCCAGCACAACTGCTAGCGGTAAAAGCCTAAATTATGCAGGATTTCGATACATCTTCTCTAGGTCTTGCGTTTAACAGAACATATAGCACCTGTCGAGGCGTCGCGTAATGTCGCGACTGTGCCTAACACGTAAGCCAGGGGAAAGCCTTATTTTCACGGTGTGCGGTGAAACTATCGAAGTTTCATTCGACGAACTTCGTGGAAGAAAAATTCTTATTTCAATAGTGGCAGCGCGCAAGGTCTTCATTTCGCGCGGTCGCTCTACTCACATTGAAGACCTAGAGGAAGGAATCCCATGCCCAAAGAATTGATAGACCCGTTAGCAGCTGCCCGCGTATTGCAGGCAATCATCGACGCCCGGCACGGCCTGAGCAGGCTGCTCATGCAAGCCCAGTCGAATGACAAAGGCGAGCCAGCCACAGAATCAGTAGGCCACATCACAGCGCTACATACTTACATTCGCACAGTCGATAGCGCTATCTGGGGCGACGGTGAAACAGGCGGCGTAATCATTCGCGACTTAGACCGCGGAAGCGATGCGGGGAACCCATGAACAATAGACAAAGAGAACTTGAACGGATTTTTGACAGATTAAACGATTTGATTTCGGATTTTGAAGCATTAAGAAAGCGCCTTGCAGCACTAGAAAAGGCCGAATCAGACCGCCAAGCCAACGAGGTGACCAAATGATAGAAGTCATCTTTATCTTGTTCTGCGCGCTGTGTTTGTTGGTGTTGCTAGAGACTGCATTCTGTGATCTGGACGTACCTGAAGACGTTGTTAGGCGGCGTAAATGAATATCTACGATTGCATCAGCGAACTGCTGATATTAAAAAACAGCGTCGCCCAGCTGTTGGATGCGCTGCCCACTCTGGATCCTGACCAGCACAATAAAGAAGAATCGTTTGCGCTGTATGACGCTGCGGTAGATCTGCGCCGCGTCTCGAAGCAGTACGCAGACGCTGTAGAGGATGAATTCATGTTCTTCTTCTTACAGTCGAAGCCAAACGGTATCTATCGAGAGTGCGGTACTGGCTTGAAGCTGAAGAAGAAGAAAATCTATTCGGTACGCGACGATCAGCGCACCGTTGAGAGTCTAATTAAGTTTGCCGGTGGATCATTCGACTACCTGAGCCGCGGCGAGCGGGGCGCATTTAGTGCGAATCCTTGGAAGATCTCAGTTATCCGCAGTATCTGCGGCGATGATCATCTGTCAATGTTGGAAGAAGAAAATGTATCAATCTGTCTAGTCAAACCAAAACCAGAAGGGGTATAGCAATGGACGTAGGAAAATTTATGCAAGGGGCATTTTTAAGAGCGGCAGATCTAAACGAAGGCGACGTAGTCACGCTTGTGACTGGCTCGACTACAAAGGATTTCGACGACGGCGAGCGGATTATTTTGGCTACTGAATTCGGTAGCGTTGTTCTGAATAAGACGAATTTGAAGCGAGTAGCAGGGGCGTTCGGCAGCGATACTGATAGGTGGGTAGGGCGATCTGTGAAGCTGTGCAAGGAAGAAACGAACTTTGCAGGCAAACAAGTCGACTGCATTCGCGTCTACCCAGACATCCCGAAAGAGACTCGCCCGCTACGCGATACTCGCAAAGTCGAGACGCGCCCCAAGCATTCCGTAGATCCTGAAGACATCCCTTTTTAAGTTAGGAACATAATGCAAAAAGAAACAACGTTTCTTGACGTAATGGCTATCTATCGTCGATATCGTCGGGCCGGCGGTATTGACGAAGCAGAGAAGATGGCGCGCGCTGCGATAAGTCTTATACGAGAGACTGACCAAAGCGCCGTCTATCTTCTCTATCTCGAATTTGAAGCAAACCTACGCGCGCTAGATAAGCTTACGCCGCACACATATCAGCGTGTCGTTCTGGACGATCTAGCAAGCCTACAGGACGTCCAGCCTAGAGACGTCCTAGTAGAAGGCGTCCTACGCGTGAACGAAGTAGCGCTGCTTATAGGCGCTGCAAAGGCGAATAAGACTTGGATTGGCATAGACCTAGCGCTAGCGATTACTGAGGGTGGCCGTTTCATGGGTGCGCTTAATTGTCCTATGGCTGGTGACGTGCTGTACTTGGATGCTGAATCATCGCGCGAAATGCTCGCCGAGCGCTTTCGTTTGTCGCGTCTCAATTCGCCTAGGGAAATTGGCAAGCTGTCGATACTTTGTCAGCGTGGGAAGTCGCCTGAGACTGTGACAGACGCGCTAGACATCATCGCTCAGGGGATTAGTCAATCTCAAGCCTCGCTATGCATAATTGATACGCTCAGTGCATATTTTCCTATAGCGAACGAGAACGATAACGCCGAAGCCACGCACACAATGAGCCGTCTGGTTAAAGTCGCTGAAGATTATTCATGCGCTTTATGCATAGTCCACCATACGCCGAAGCAGTCTGGGACGAAACGCACCGTAGTCGATGCAGCAGCTGGAGCAGGTGCATATAGTCGCCGCGCTGATTCGATTATCGCAGTGCGTCAAGAGGACGGCGAGAACTACGTAGACATTCGCTGTAGATCATTCGCCCAGATCGAGCGCTTCGTAGTTACTTATGGTGCGAACATGAGACCGCAAGGCGAGCGCTGTAGCGGCATCACTCCGCCCGTCGAGAGAAAGAGGGTTCGGCGTCTGGGGCAACTGATATAGGCCAGAGCTTTTTGGGGCAGGTCGATTTTGCGATCCCTGCCTTCACTGCCAAGGCGCTCATGGGATTCTTGCCGCAGCCGCACGCCTTGCAATGCCCTATCTGTTTAGGATTTTTTATTGCAATTTCAAATGCAGGGCACTCAACGCAGATTGCTATACGTTCATCGTATATCTCTTTACTTGGCGCGGCGTCTTTAACCGCACTTACCATCGCTTCAATAAACGAACGTGCTTTCTGTAGCAGCGACGGCGGCGAATTTTCAGGCATTCGCGCCTGATAATTTTCCATCTGTCGATTCACGACTAGGTGCAAATTTCCAGCGCGTAATTGCTCAGCTTCCCATAGTGCATCTTCTGCACTCTTTTCTTCGCGCTCATTACTCGTCACGCGCGGATTCGGTATTGCCTGCTGCGATTGGTAGAAGGCTTGCTGCTGATTAAAAGCTTCGCTTTGTAGTGGATCGCTCATGGTGGAAAAGTATACGAAGAAGTTAATGTAGGAAAGCCACAATTCTGTCGACCGCATGGCTGAGGACACGCAATATCATTTCCGTAGCCGCGGTCGCAAGGTAAACCGCAAGTATCGCCACCTTGGTACGAACCGTAGAACAAGCTGGTATTTGTTGATTCGTAATTATTCGGCGCCATATACATAGCGCCCGGAATAGCAAGCGCTTGATTATAGATTGAAGCCGCTGGCATAGCGTCGAGTGTCCAAGTATGACCGCCGGGAACTATGCAGAGGTTGCGCGCTTCGCCGTTACGCCAAGAAGCAGACATAGCGTAATCAGGGCTGCCACTCTCGCAGTCATATTCAATAGGTACTGAATACGGTGGATTGGGTGGGAATGGTGGAGGCCCAGACAAGCATGATGCGTATGACATAGCATCGCTAGCAATGCAACATTCGTCGCAAGTAGTTGTGCCTTGATAGTCGACTGGGCAGGGGTTGCTGCTATAAACTGGATTGCACGTATTACAATACTGAAGACCTGTTTTTGCAAAAGTTCTAGCGCATCCTGTTGGTGCGTAATTAAATAGACCAGAACAGCAGTTTTCAAATGTCATATTATTTCTGTCGCAGTTTGGGATGACCTATCAAAGTTTAATACTTGGTACTTGTAGTGGTATCTTTCGCGCCCTTCTAAAATTACGGTGCTGTTACTCATAGATTTAATACGCACTTCATCAGAATTATCTGGCAGCCATTTACCGTTATCCCCTTGACATTCATTTTCCCCACAGATAGGAACCGTACAGCCGGGACAAAATGGATTAGCTGGAACAGTACCGCGTATCCCTTGCAAGCCGTTGCACTCTGAATAGTGATCGTCGCCGTAGGTATACCATTCTCCAGTCGCTTGGTCTTTAATGTTGTACGCGTCGCCGCGAATACCTAGCCATAACAGTTTTTCTTTATAGGACGTCGCCGTACCTTCAAGCTGCCATATACCAGCCGAATCGGCTAGCCACCATGCGGCATATTCTTTCTGCGTGCCGAAACAGTGATACGCAATTTCAGTACGCTCTAATACGCCGTCTACTAGTGTCCATTTCAGATGGAAAGCCAAAGTAACCCATGGCGTTTTTACATCAACACCATCTACTTGAATGGTTCTGCCCATGTAATGCAGATCGCTTTGGTATCCCGTGCCGGGGTAATTCGTGTCGAGCCATAGCGGCTGAGTTACAGATTCAAAGTCATCGCAAGGATCTGGGCAGGGATCAGTAGTATCGGGAAGCGCTTGGCAGTCTTTATATTTGCAATAATGCGCTAGATCTTCCTCTACTTGCAAAAGATCTTTACAGCGCTCTAGCGCTAGCTCTTCATCGTCTGGGTCGACTTGCAGCATGGACTGATCTTCTGGGATGGTGCGTAGTTTGATTCGATACCAAGGCTTATCTACGGCATTCCATGCGACGATACTTGCAACAGTTAATCTAGCTCTACCAGAACCGCCCGTAACCTGAAATATCTGACCAACAGATATTCCATCGCCTGCGCCGTTTGTGAGAATCGAGACTGCCGTAATTCCACCAGTCCCATTCACTGTAGAAATTTGTATGAATGGTGCGCCGTTTGGATTCGGTGCGCCAGCGCCACCTGAAACATATACTAGCTGTGATATATTGCTAACGGTATAACCAGTCCCTGCCGTAGTAACTGTAAAGGTTACCGCGCCTGCGCCCATAGGATAGGTGCGGGTAATGTTGGCAAAGTTTGTATAGCCCTCTGTCAGCGGTAGCAGATTGTTGCTCGCCATAGCGCAATAGGATTTATCGAACTTGCAATAATCCTCGCCCTCCACCCCGCAAGAAATAGTATTTCCCAGATCTGCACAGTTACCAGTTCCACCAAAACGCGAAGGGTACAAAATAGTTCCCGCGCCATCGCTACACCAGCCGCCAATACGCCATATTGCATTATTGTTCGATACTGTTACTTCGGTACGTCCAGAGTGTGCGTAGCAGGGGTTTTGTGTGCAGTTGCATTCGTCAAGGTTTAGACCGATGACGTCTACCCCTTGCATTTGATAAACGGTATCTATGTCAACTTGCGTATTGCATGATGCCTGTCTAGGACTCTCTATAGTGTCATAAATGCACGCTGCATCTTCGCTTAAATTGCTGGAAATCCACTGCGCTGCATATCCCCAAGAACAAAGCCGAAAAGTATTCTCACTCTTGTATCCGTGTTCTTCATTCGGTGCTACCCATAGGTTGCATAGATTGTTGTAGCAGCCATTGCAAAGGTTTTGCGCTGTCACGTCGCCGTGACTGCATGGCAGCGTACCGCCGTTGCAGTAAGTACCAATTAAAGTAGGCCCAGAAGGATCACATTCAGCGCGATAATCTGAACAGCAGCCGCTACCCTGAGTAGCGCAGCAGCCGCCTGGCGAAATGCCGCAACTGATTAGCGCGTTGTAATTGTCCCATTGTTGGCGTTTTACATCTGTCCAGTCTATTTCTATATCAAGCTTTGCACCGCAAGAATTACCGCCAATAAAAGGCAGCATGCACATAGCAGCCGGACAGCAACAGAATACGTGGTTATTGCTCATTTTTTAGTAAACATGCTGAATAGTGATTTTACCCATGCGCCTACGCCACTTTGGAATAGTAGGACAATAATAGCGACTGCGAACAGAAAGCCAATTAAATAGGCGAGCGTAGATAGCCATTTGCTTTCAACGTTCTGCACATCAGGCAGCGCGCGGATAACTGCGTTTATGGCTTCTAATATCTTGCTTTGTTCGCCTATGCCGCCGAGTGATTCGGATTGAATTACCTTTGTATCTGCGTCTGGCTTGCCTGCTTCTTTATAGATTATTTCGAAGCGAGCGCGGCTAGAGTGCGCTAGAGAAGATATGTCCGTAGACGATTCCGCTATTTTACTTTCACCGCTCGAGCATGAAAAGCACAGAATGAATATGAGTAGAAATCTCATGGACAATCGCCGCCTATACCGTTGTTGCGCTCGAACACATAAATAATGTTTCCGATTGAGTTGATAATTTGGTGAACAGTCACTACGCCAACAACTGGCACAACTGAGAATCCTGCTGGTATGTCAGCTAACGCTGTACCGTCGCCAAGGTAGCCAGTCGAAGTGTGCTTGAATTCGTAAAGATTGTAAGCCTCTACGAATGTCGTTAGAACACTTGAAACAAGCGTGTAGTCAGTCTTATCAGGATCCGTAATTGTGTTCGTCGAGAAAACCGTAGGCGTCGCAGTTAGCAGCACTTTAGATATCTGATACTTCCATCTGTTCGTAGCGCCTGCAATGGCTACAGACTCGCCAATGAGTCCCGGCCAAGGTGGGGAATAGTTTGTGAAGTTGCCGCGTATCAGCGCATCTACATCATTGCGATTCGTCTCAGTCCAAAGGGTGGCGGCTACCTGTGCATTGGCGTATCCCTGTGTGGGATTCTTGCCACCAAAAGTAAAGTACGGCGCATAGTACATTTTATACCGCTGGTGTAGGAGATGTTATTTCTGAGAAGTCCCACAGTCCATTGAAATCCATTAAACCGCCGATGTAAAACGGCTGATACCAGTACGCAGCGTCGGCCTGCAAAATTGTTTTAGAAGCCCACGTAGCAGAGCCAGTAAGTAATACTGTGCCTTTGGCGTTTGGTAGGACGCGCTGCTGAAGATGCCCTATTTCGTCAGTCTCAAAATGCAATACGTATGTTGCCCATGGGTCAGTAGTCAGCGCTTCTTCAAATCCCATAAAAGCCACACGCCCAGCTGAATAGCCTAAAAATAAAGCATCGTTGCGACTGTTGACATAAGACAGCCAACTAGCCGGGTACCAATCAGCATCTGCATTTGTGTATTTTTCGTAGGCTCTATTTACGTGTACTTCGATATCTAGCGACTCATGCCAGACTTTTCGCGTCTCTGGCTTGCCCATGATGTCAATAGACGTACCAGATACAACAGCTGTAGGCGGCCAAGGTGCTGAATAGTCTGTTGGATAGGATTCTGTGGTTTTCCACAGCTCGACTATTCGAGTCCCTGTACGAACCGCTTTTCTTGACCATTGATAGTCATTATTGCAGCCGTAAAGTATTGACTGAAACGTTGCCGTATAGGTTAAAATTTCCGTAGAAATGAATTCTATATGTACTTCTGTACAAACAAAATTAGGGGCGCTTGCGCTTCGTTGTCGCACTACTGGTAGCGCCCAATTGTCTTCCTGTGGGTCATAGCCGCAAGCATCCTCTAAAATATCGTTTACGTGATAATAACCCGAAAGAGTTTTTATCATGAATTTTTCTGTCAATGTCGACGGCAGGCTTTTTTGAGACTGCGTAATAGATGAACTAATAAGCTTGCTGCCTTGAATAAGTGGTGGCATTATCTGCTGCCTTTCGTGTTGGCTTCAATTAAACGAAGCACGGCTAGAGCGCCCTCGTCACGTGTGAAATTCTGAGCGAAGCCAGCAGCGCTATTTATTGCGCTTTGCGACAGCGAAGCCAATCCGCCCATTTCTGTTGTCCGCTGTGCTGCCATCTGGGAATGCGCTGCGAATTCGTCCATATCTCCGCTCAGCAAATCTAACGCAGCAATAAAGCGATACTGCGCCGCTGAAAACGCTAGATCTATTTGCAGGCCTGCCGAACTGATTAGGCTCTCTTTATTCGTACCCATTTTCTGCAAATCTTCGGTCGCTAGATTTGCTCGCTGTGTCTCAGTTGGCGTAATTGCTTTCGCTACCTCGATATCTTTTTTAATTTGGGCGACTTGCGTTTCAGCCTGAGCGCGCACTACTTCAGGCGCGTAAGTACCCGCAAGCTCAGATAGTTTTTTTGATTCTGCGTACAGCTCTCTTATGCCATTGATAGCGCTGGCAATCCCAAGGAAGCCAAAGAGCATTCCCCCAACGCTTGATATCTGCGTTTTTCCCCAGCGGCTAAACATCCCATCAATTTTGTTCGCTTGAGTCTTAAACGCTTGTAAACCTGCGACAGCCTTTGCGCCATCCGCAGTAATGACTATCGGTATCTTGATTTCTTTAGCGTTTGCCATATTTTTTTAACTTCTCAATAATGCTTCCGATATTTTTACTTTGAAGCCAAGGCGCTACATCTTCTGCTGATTTTTTACTGACATACATTGCAATGATCGTTAAAAGATGCTCGATTCTCTCACAGTGCAGATACTCACTCAGAATCCCAACGTCAGCGTCTGGCTTGACTAATCCTTGACCAGTCAGCCAGTCGACTCTATTACTTCGGTAGGGTGTGCAGTAGCCAAGCTGCAAACCTCCTCTACTAGTTTCGGGTCGCATTCGCTAGGCTTTATCGACGCATCAAACAGCGGAGTATTGTCGCCGTCGCGTACCAATCGAATCCACATATCAGCGACTGCGTACGCCATGTCGCCAATGTTTGGACGCCGTACCAAAATGTCCCGCTGCAAAAACTCACAATAGACTTTTCGCCATTGCGGCACAGTCGCAAGCGCTTTTTCTTTTTGCAATGTCACGACGCCATGATCCCGTCAACAATCATAGAAATGGTGAGGGTGTCAACATCGCCGCCAGTCATATTGTGCGTTGCTTCTTCAATAAAACCAACGCCTGAATATGTGTTGGAAGAAGTTGCATCATTGAGTTGGTAGCCGATAGATGAGCCAAGCGATGCCACAGATTGGAAGCCAGAAACAATGGCATTTGCGTTATCGCTTGTTACTAGCAGCGTTGCAGTAATTCTTCCAACGCGGCGAGCGCTGAAATACTTTTTGTAAAGATCGCTCAGGCTTGAACATTCAAAAGTGTCTTGGGTTGACTGAAAAGACATCTCTCGAACTGTGTAATAAACTGAATCAATAGTGAGGGTTGCGTTGATTCCTGATTGTGGGGTATATGACATGGCTAGTTATCCTTATAGAAAATTTGAAGGGTGAGTGTGACACTTCGCGACACGTCGAGAAGTCCCGGCGCGCCGTCGTCGATTAGATTATTTTTTTGGTCTGTGACAGTACACATATAACAAGTCGCGTTAGCGGAAGCCCAAGTTTGTTGGTGTACGCCGATCCGTACTGCGTCTGCAATGCCTATTGCACCGTAAAGACTGGTCGAAATGCAAGTAATTCGTACGATGCCTTTCCATGCAATTTCCCCGCCCGTTATCATGTCTATCGTGTCGTCCGATTCGACTTCATAAACGATTACGGGCAGGACGTCGCCAGCTACTCGCAAATCAGCGGCGACTTTAGTTAGTCCACTTACGGCAAGTAATTGATACTGCACTAGCTCGGCGATATACATCTATTTCCCGTTCGCCATTCTCAGCGCGGCACGCTGTAGATACGCTTCAAAATTACTGGCTTGCTTTTGCGCTAATTCAAAAACCTTTTCGCGGATAAATCGCCCTGGTACTATTTTTCCGTTACGGGCGAGAAAATTAGTATTAAGTACGTTGACAATTTTAGATTTTCTGTTCACTTTCTGGGATATTCCAACATATCCCAGCAGCTTGCCGCCGCGGCGAAAAATCAGACTTCTAACGCTCTGAATAATTGCTTTTCGTATGGAATGCTTGCCGTTTCGCTTCCAAATTTGCGATGCCCATTCTGCTTTGGTGCGCTCGCGAATAGGCTTCAAGACGCTCTGCATCGCTTGATACTGCGCCTTTTCCATAGTGCCATAATTGATATTTTTAAGGCGTTTATTAAGTTCCGCACGTGCCTGCTGATTGACCGTGATCATTAGCGGCCTTCTTCCGCGCGAATAATGACTAGGCGTAGCTGCCTGTGCTTGTTTCGATCATCTTCAATACTTTCTATTTGATATCCAGTAACAACTGAGCCGTCGGTTAATGAGACTATGTCGCCTGTCTTCAAACCTGAAAACCAAGGCACTACAATATGCGTTTTTTCGTTAGCGCCGATTCCGCTATTTAGTTTATCTTCGTATCGGTCGTTTGATTCAACGAAACCAACGACAGTATTTAGTATTGTGATAGTTCCTAGCGTCGCCTGTCCAACGTCATCAATTGATGCAACAGCACGCCGCGTAAAAGCCATTTTGATACGCATCATCCCCGTAGGAATCATATAAGCGCCCCAGTCCGATGCCGCGCAATCAACATCAGCCAGCCCTTCATATCTGGCGGTGTTGGATCGTCGCCGCGATATGAGTAAAAGTATCCCACACGAAGTAAAAGCGCCTGCTTAATCTCTGCGTTGAATGCTGTGGTAAGCGTGAAGCCAAACGAAAGCGGATACGTGTAATTTGGATCGTTTAATAGCGAATCGCCAACGACGTAAGCAGCTGCGCCGTCGAGTTTAACCCATGCTTCCGTAGGTGTGATTGGCGCTAGCGGTAGAAGATCCGTAGTAAACGTTGGCAGTACCGTGGTATCTACTGGATTAAAGTAGGGACGGAATACGCCGTCATCTGGCTCTGCTAAATAACGCTGGGCAGGGGTCTGCGTAATAAACCCCTGCCCGATGTACTGATGCGTTACTTCTTCCCATTCGATGCACACAGCCTGTACTAGCGATGCGATATATGAATCATCTTCGGTATGGTAAACCCGAAGATGAATTTTCGCATCTGCTGTAGTAATGAGCGTGGGCATAGATCACGTCTTGAACAGGGATACCATTGCGTTTCTATCCATGATCGCACCGTAAGCGCGCGTCGAGGACAAGAACTGAGTTTGTCCAGCGTTCGCAAAGGTGTACGGATCGGCCATGAAAGGAACAGCGTTTTGTTCGACAATTCGATATCCGCGCTGAATGTCGCCGAACACTCCATAGGCAACAGTAGTAGCTGCTGTTGTTGGTAGATTGTTCGACAAGTAAACTGGATACCCAAGGAAATTCAGCCCCGCACCATCGCGAGCTACTGAATATCCCGCACTCTGTCCAAAGACTGGCAGAGTTGCAGAAGCCGCCGAAATAGTCGCAGCCCATACAGCATTTGGCAAAAGCCAAGAAGCATTCTTCAAGTATGGAGTCTTCAAACCTGTACCGTAAACAGCTGAAGTAGCTTCAGCCATTGAAATACCAGTTCCTGCGGTATATGGTGCTGCTGTCGTCTTGCTCAGAACATTTGATGTACCCGATGTGGTGTAATCGTAAATCGGCTGCGCGAAAGCAGCGTATGTTACGTTTGAGAATGAAAGATCACGATTCGCCGCATGAAGTTCAGCATGCTGACGAATTGTGTCTGTAGCAACATCCCAGACCAAGTCCGTCAGCGCTTCGTTAGCAACAAGCGTATAGAATCCCATCTTGGTCATTGTGAAAGTAACCTTTTCAGCTGTTGGAGCCTTTTCAGTAAATGCGGCACTAGTAGCCGTTGCTGAAGTAGCCGCTGCAAATTGTGCAGTTTGACGATAGAAAACAAGCGGGGCGCCGCTGTCTGTCGTTACAACGCTTGCAAGATTTCTTACGACGCTGTCACGATTGACATACTCAGTAAAAATTGAACTTGCGATGTCAGTAGCGCCGCCGAGGGTAGCTACTGTGGTATTCGCGCGGACTTCAAATTTGTTGTCTGAGCGAAAGCCGCCAGAAATCCAGTCTCTGAATTCAGACTTCAGCGCTTGCGCTGGGCGTCCTGTTTCAGCGTGGGAAGTAATGCCGCCAGCGTCGAGACGATCACGCAGACCAACGCGGCGAATTTCTGAGTCCATACCGTCAAGATCTTCCAACATCTGCGAAGCGCGTAGTTCGTTTTCGCTAGTAAGTTTGGTAGTTCCATTGGTGAGATTGTCAATTTCTGTGCTGAGTGCTTTTCGCTTTTCATACATTTCCGAGAGTTTCATAATTTGCCTTTCAAGTTTTTGATGCGTAGCGCATTGCGCCGGGTGGTGACTAAATGAGAACGAGAGAGCGCGCGCGCATCTGCATTTGTTTGCGGATACGCAGCGCGTTCAACGAGTGAAATTTCTGCTAGGTCGACGTCGAGAAGTGTGCGTAGATCGCCGTCGAATTTGTCTTCTCGAACCGTGAAGCCAAACGACATTTGTCGCACAATGCCAGCGCGAAGCAGCGTCATAGCGTCGCGCGCTAGTGTGGTATCTGGCAGCAGCGCTTCAAAAATTAAACCCTCTTCATCTGTCCGCATATTCAGCGAACCAGAGAGAGTCGAAGCGAGTGGCTCGCTGTTGTCATGTTGCCAATACAGCGAGATATCTGGATCATTCAGCGAGTTGTTAAAAGCAGCAGGGTCGATTTGCTCGCGCATCTGGCGGCCGCGAATCATCAGCGGCAGCGAGGGCACATTAAAACGCGCTGCATACCCGCCTACTTTCATGGTGTTTTCGTCGCCCGGCTCTAGTGCAATATCAACGGTGCGATATTCAATCATTCGATATCTCCTGTTGGTGGATTGGCTGGACTTGGCGCTGTGGAAGCGGAAGCCGCGGGGGTAAGCGTTTGCTCTCCACCATCGACATACGCCAAGCCCAACATTTCGCGCGCGTCGTTTAGCGTCAACGCGCCTGTAGTCGCTAGATCTTTCAAGCTTGCGGCGATGTCGCGAATGTTGCCGCGTAACAGGTCGCCTACTTCAAATTTCAGTTTGACGCCCTGCGGTAAAATTTTCGAGCTAAGCGAAGTTGCGAAACGGTCAGCCCATCCCGCTACTGTTCCCTCGACATACTGCCGCTGCATTTCAATCTGTGAACTAAGCGCGCCGGCATCAGATTGATAAAGCATCTGCGGCGGTATTCCAAGCGCGCGCGATATTTCCATGATCTGGAATTTTCGATCTTCAAGTAAACCCGGTAGCGCACCATCGCCAACTCGCTCTACGCGTACGCCCTCATCGAGGACTAGCGGACGTGTTGCACCCTCTGGCGTAATGTGTTTTGAGATATACCCGCTGATTAAATCGAGCTTCGCAGTTGTCGAGAGTGTGCCGGGATGTGTTATTGAGATCTTGCCTACGCGGCCAGACTCAGCGAGTGACGTCGCTACTCGCTCTTGCAGGATGGACAGCGACAACGCCGACGCACAGCGAACCAGTGGACTCACGCAGCTGTAGGGATTCTGCATCGAGCCAGTCCCAGCCATGAGCTGGACGATGTTGTATGGGTCGATCTGTTGCCCATCCATCAAGAAGCGAGGCTCGAAGCCAAACCAAATAACTGCTATGCGCCCTGGCAATAGCGGCCATAGTGCGATGGCGTCGCCGCGATTGTCGCGCTGAATAAACGAATAGCCACAGCCATTGGTTATGGCACTAGCCACCATCCAAGCGCGCCAAGCGTGTCCGGATTGATATGTGTTGGCTTCCCCAGTCAGCAGCGTGCTAGCTGGGCATTCGACATAACTGCCATCGGCGCGACAGCACTCGATACCCATTCTGCCGATATCAGTACCTAGCAAATTGATTGCACGAAGTACGGCAGGAATGTTATTTCTGGCGTCTGTAGTCGCTGAGAAAGTGCCGCCAATATCCGTCAAATATGACGACGTGGCAGTATTGTTTCCGAACCATCCTGTCAGACGTGAAAATACACTCACGCCCGCAAACTATTACCCCTCAAAAGTTGTCAAGTAAATTGCGAAAATTTATTTAACTATTGAATATTCAATAGTGAAGTATCAGATTACTACGCCGCCGGGCGTCTCATATGACGAAACGCGCGCCACATTAAACCTTTCGCACAGCATCGCAGCCATGCAGGACGCTATAACGGCGTCGATATTGCCAGAGCTGCGCCCTTTGACTGGCCGAACGTTTCCAGCGTTATCTTGAATAGTTCGAGTTGCGCCTAGGCACGCTCGCAAGACTGGATCCTTCTGATGTGTAATACTTCGCCCGCGTATACCGTCAGTCCATAAAGCCCAAGCCGGCCCCATAGTGCGTATACCTTGCTCGACGGCCGTTACGGTTATTCCACGTCTGCGCCAGTCAATTAGCGCCGATTCCTGATGCGCCAACGGATCTACGCCTACGTGTCGCACAGAATATGTAGCGCTGAGGTCGAGTACCGCCGCTTCGATCACGTGCATATCGTGGATTTCGCCAGACATTTGGCGTAAATGTCCTTCCGCTACCCATTGCCGCAGCGGCTGGTGACAGCGCTTTTCGTCGCCAACAATGTCCTGTCCTGCCCACCAATGGATTAGTTTATATCTATACCGCTCTGCCTTAACGTCGAATACTGCTAAACAGAGGCTAGATAAATTCGCATGGTCGCCAAGCTGCGCGCCGCGTGCTAAGTCAATCGCTATAACGGCAGGGGCGCCGCGCAGAGAGTCCCAGTCGATTACTTCAATCATCTGCCTGTCCAAGATGGACAGATCCATCGCGCCGCTTAGGCGGTCATTGTGCCGAGCGAGAATCTGCATATCACATTCTGCCACCTGTTCAGGATCGTGCGTTCCCATCATCGCCTCAATCGATGCTTTCATGTTCGACGCTTGTACAGTCACGCCTAGAGATGGCTGCGCCTTGATCCAGTTATCTTCATCAAGTGCGTCGTCGTCGCTGTCGAGACCAAACAGCATTGCACGCCATCCCGCAGGACACTCAGCGCCCTGCACATAGTGAGCTTGTAGCGCAGACCAATACGGCCAGATAGATCTAGTGCGCTGCCGTGCGTCTGGAGTGCTGATACAGAGCATTTGGCTAGCAGGGTCTTTACTTAGCCCTGTGACCACTCGCCCGAAGCCCTTTTCCATGCGAGCCACCTCGTCAGCGACAATCAAGCGAGCGCTGATACCGTCCATCGCCGTCTCTGTGCAGGGCAGGGCGCGCATAACAGAGCCTTGGCAGCGGATCCAGCCGCCTTGATTGCTGATAGTGGTGGCGTCGCTGAACGTCACTTCTGGATCGAGCGCCCTAGTCATAGTCCTCAGGCGGTCGAACACAATGCAAGCCGCCCGTAGGTTGGGTGCAACGGCGTAATACTGCTGACTGGCGCCGCCTGTAATCATGACATAGGCGAGCAGCGACGCCGCTAGCTCTGTCTTGCCAGCGCCGCGTGCAACGACAACTAGCAGCGCCTTGCAGTTTGGATCGGCGAGCAGCTGGGCAGCAACTGCCCATTGCCAAGGCAAAAGTACTAAAGGTTTCCCGGCGCTGCTTCCCGCCGCCTGAGTGACGAGCGCTACGAAGTCTGCGTACGCTTGGACTTTGTGCCAAGCCCAGCCGGACAGCAGCGGAGCCGTCGCGACAGCCCAGCCGTGCAAACTGAGATTGCTTTTTATGTTTCCTGCGGCGAGATCCAAAATATATTTCTCGACGATGTCGCGAACATTTATTTTTTCTGCGGCGACTATTTTATTTTTTTTGGTTGCCATTTAATGCGAGTTCCCAGACTTTCGCGGCGTTTCGGACGTATCTCAGATGCACCCCTACAGGCGGTACCCCTCGGAGAAGGGGCCTCGGCCGTCGAAGTGGCGTTATTTGAAGAATAATGAGGGTCGATTATTTGCGAAACAATGCGCTTTGTAACGTCGTGATGGCATTCTTTGCATAACGCAACAAGATTGCGAGGGTCATACAAACTACCGCCTTTGTGTAGTGGCATAGTGTGATGCACTTCTTCAGAGAAGCGCTCTTTGCAGCGTTCACATATTGGGTTACGCGCGCGAACAGACGTAGCAAGAGCTGACCAGCGCCTACCACGCCATCGCTTAGGAATTGGAATTGAATCATTCACGTTGCTTTCTGTGGGATTCGATTACCTGAACAAAGTCGCCTAGATCAGCCAGACGCAGACTGACTATCCAAGCGCAATTGTCAGCGCGTGCCATGACTATGGGTACATCGATGGGGCGCACTCTGGAGCGTTCTGCCTGTTGAAGCCATGTCTCGACAATTAGCCCGCCATCGCGTCTCTTTACTTCGACGATGATGCCATCCCCAGCAACGTCAGCGCCACCGTCAATGCCGTTTCGAGCCTGTCTAGTAACGATTAACCCTACAGAATCGCATAGTTCCTGTGCTGCTTCGCGTTCCCCAACAGCGCCTTTTCTGCGTTGATATGCTGACATATCAAGAATGCTACAAAGTTATCCACAAGTTATCCACAAAAAAATTAAATTTTACCTATTGACAGCCACCATTCGGCGTGTTACGTTTCCGCTGTCGTTCCTCGGCGAAACGTAAACCTACGCAGTTCTGAGATGGCAAGGCTGCCAAGGTGCTGAAGGTCGCTGATCCTGCGTTCTTGAAAGGTGGCACGCAATGAACCATGTCGAGCAACTAATCCAGCGAATCATCGATCAACTTACTACAGAACGAAACGAGGCACGGCGTGAGGCTTATCGCCAATGGCTAATGCGACAATGTCTTTCCGATCATAA